TTTTCCTCCTACGCAATCAGGTGGAGGTGATACTGCAGGACCTGTGTGTACTACTAGGTCACTTGCATTAGATTCTTCTACTGATATGTCATAAAAAATTACATCATCAGTCTCACGAAACACACGGTGTCTCTTAAAATGTATGTCACTCATATATTAATTATGTGGATCGTAATATCTTATCATCCAACCTGTTCCTGCTATTAGTATAGCAATAATTATTAATGTTGTCATCGTCTTAATTCATTAATGTAACTTTAAACCATGTATGGTTACTTGTAGCAAGAATTTGAATACTAGAATTACCACCACCAGCATGAGGATGGAATCCAACAGTGTCTCCAGCACTTAATTTTATCATAGAGTTAGCATTTACAATTGAAGATGTGTCACCCAACACCCAATCAGTATATTCTTTTCTACTACCATTTACAGTAAACCAAGCTTGGGAGAAAATATTTCCAGCACTGGTGTAAGCAGATCCCTCACAGAAATAAACTCCAGTAACTGGTACTGTAAATAGTCCAGTGTTTCCATCAAAACAAGTAGGTAAATTAGTATCTCTTTGTTCAATAACTAAATCATTATAGACTAAAGCAGTTCCGAAATTACCGTTTGCATCATATCCAGATATATTACTACTTCTCCGAGCAACAGCATGGTATTGATATATGTTGGTCATATTACCATGCTCATCTATGTCTAATCTCTTAAGTGGAGTTGATGATGAAGTATTAGCAGATGTAAAGAATGCTAAACTTGCTCCTCTTTCATTAGTTGATACTGCCTGTGCCTCAATTTTTGCTTTTACCTGTCCACCTGTACCAGACTCTTGTTCAGCAAATTGAATTTGTGCAAACGCATCCCCATCATTTGTATTATTGTAACCAAATAATGCTAGTGATGCTGGTGCTGATGCTGCATCATTGATAATTCTTAGTTGACCTAAATTTGATCCATAAGTTGAATCACCAAATGTAGCACCACCAGATACAGTCAATGAACCAAGAGTTCCAACAGATGTCAATGATGATCCTGTAACTGCACTACCTAAAGCGTAAGGTGTGTCACCACCACTTAAATTAACATCATCAGTTCCAGTTCCATTCACAGGTCCTATAGTTTGTCCAACAGGATCTGCAATGTTAATACCGTTCAAAGAAAATATTTTATTTGCTGCTAGATCAAAGTTCTCAGAAGAAACCCAAGTATTATATGCAACACCACCATCTGTTCCTTTCCACTTAATTGATTTGTCAGTGCTACCTTTTACAATAAGACCACCATCTTCTGCTGCTCCATCAGAAGGACCTATCGCAGTGATGGTTGCTTGTCCATTACCTGTAACATTATTTGATAAGACAGCAGCATTGTTTGTGATAGAAACAATAATTGTGTTGTTAGGTATCGTGATACCACCAGTAGATGTGGTAACTGTCATGCCAGGTATCAAACCAGCAGTAGGAGTTATAGATGTGATGTTTGGAGTTCCACTGGTAACAGTAGCAACAAACTGTGTGCTAACAACAGCAGCAAGTTCAATATTTTTATCTGTTATCTGAACTATGTTTGATTTAACTATAGTTTCAACACCTTGTACTGTAAGATTACCTTTAACAAGAACATCTTTAGATACTGTAAGGTCTTCGTCTATTGTTATGTCATAGTTTGCATCACCTCTGATCCATGCTTGTCCACCAGAACCAATAACAAGTTGATTATCACCACTAATATTAGGAGGTCTGAATGTTACATCACCAGAGTTCTCATTGTATGCAGGACCTATGAGAACATTATTATTACCTAGTACATCAAAACCAGCATAGTGTCCAATACAGACGTTTCCATCTCCTCCACTGTTGCTCTCAAGTGTATTGTTTCCAATTGCTACGTTCTTAGTTCCGTCTAGGGTTACTAGCATGGAGTCACGACCAATAGCTATGTTGTTACTTCCGATACCGTTTGCTCGTAATGCTCTGTTTCCAATAGCAGTATTCGCAGCACCGCTATTTGTTGTGAACAATGCCTGATATCCATAACCTGTGTTTTGAGATCCAGAAGTTATACTGTTAAGTGCCTGTACACCCACTGCAGTGTTTGTATTAACATTACTGTTACCACGACCAACTCTCATTGGATCATTGCTGGTTCCACGAATTAGTATGTCAGCATTCTCTGAGTTTAATATACCATTAATTGTAATAGTATCTGATATTGTAGATCCAACTGTTAGATCTTCGTTGACTACTAGGTTCTGGTTGATAGTAAATGTACCACCAGTTTGACCCATCGTAATAATACCAGCACCACCAAATGCTGCTACGTTAGTTACAGTAGAGTTTAATAAAGTAAATCCAGATGATGTTGTGTTGAGTGATGTTAAGATTGTAGGTGAGTCTTGGAATACTAGACGATTTGTTCCTGTTGTATCTGTAATCAAACCACGCATCTGTGTAGATGTAGTAGATGCAAAAGATGCAAGTGTGTCTGAAGTATATGCTACGTTACCACCTTGTCTGAAGTTTATACTGATAGATGCAGTGTTATTATCTGATGTAAACAGTAAGTCTCTATCAACATCAAGTTTTTTGCCTGTAGCAATATCTAATTCTCCAGATGCAGTTGATGCAATGATCAATCCATTGATAGATGTTGCAGTTGCTGATCCTAATTGTGGTGCAGTTAATATAGGAGAAGTAAGAGTCTTGTTTGTTAATACCTGTGACTCACCCTCTGTTACAAATCTCTTCTCAACAGAACCATCAAATGATCTCCAGTATCCTACACTTTCATTCCATTGTAGTTGTACATAAGATGTGATATTACCAGCAGAATCAGATGTTCTGTTTATTGTTATACCACCATTACTTCCTACTAAATTATTTCCCTTTCTTAATTCTATATTATTATCTTCTACCTGTAGAGTACTGGTGTTCAAGATTGTTTGAGTTCCTTCTACTACTAAGTCTCCATTGACAGTAACAGTAGATCCGTTATCAGTAATAATACCATCTGTAAACTGACTATTACCAGAGTCCCATTTCAATAAAGTATTACCAGTAAATGTTCCAGCATTTTTTAATTGAAAATCTGTACCAGATAATATGATACCTGATGATGCTGTAAGAGATGCACCAGTATCATCGTTCTGTGATGTGACTGTGATTGTAGTTACGCCACCAGCAGTGTTTTGTGAGACATTAGTTGCACCACTTCCTGCAAATCTAAAGTCTCCAGCACCCAAAGCGTTAGCTCCAGTTGCTAATCTAGTAACAGTGTCTGTGTCTACACTTGCGACAGAGATAGTGTTACCAGCTTGTGATACCGTTACGTTTGTTCCACCTGTGATCGTTGTGTCACCAGTCACAAATGATCCAGCAGCACCACCTTTCAATCTTGTAATTGTATCTACTGAACTGTATGTGATTGTTGGATCACCGTTTCCATCTACACCTTGAGAGACAGTAGTTGCACCGCCGTCTAAGAATGTAAAGTCAGCAGGAGCAAATACTTGTCCTGTTGTTGCTCTTAATCTTGTAATCGTATCAACGTAAGTTGAACTGATTGTAATCGTTCTTGTTGCTGCATCCTGTGATACGGTAGATGATCCACCAGCTGCTATGACCATAGCACCAGTCTGTGCTACACCACCAGTTGCTGACTGTAAAGTTGTTATAGTATCAGTATCAACATAACTAGAAGCAAAGGTCAACTCATCTCCAGCTCTAGAGATAGTCATGTTTGTACCAGCAACTAGAGTGATGTCATCATCTACACCAGCACCAGCATTACCACCTGATGTTAATCTAATTACTTTTCTTGCAGCACTTGATCCGTCTACAGTAGATACAGTATAAGTTGTGTTGTTATCAGGTGTAGTAACTGTTCCACCAAGAGCAATAGTAGATCCGTTGACTGTGATACCTGAGTTTACAAGAGCAGTGTTTGGTATGTTTGATAAGGTATTAACAGAACCTGAGATAACACAGGAATCAAAAGTTTTATTTGTTAGAGTTTGTGATGCGTTCAAGTAAACATCACCAGGTGATCCCCAAGAAACCACACTACCATTACTGGTCAGGTATTTTCCTGATCCTGTATCTCCACTGATAACAATATTGTTACCAGAAAGATCTAAATTGTCGCCAGAAACCAGTTCCTCAATCTTTTGAGAAACCGAGTTTACAATTAACGGAAAACGATCTGCCATTTATCTACCAAACGATACTATTGCTCTGGTTTATTTATGCTATGATACTATGATTCTATTTGCCATTCCAAAATGGAACTGACATATGTACCAGTATGTTCCTGCTACAGTTGGTGTCCAACTAACTGTTCCAAAGTTGGAACCATTATTTGTTGCTGGAGGATTTGTAACCTGATCACCTGTTCCCAATGTTCTTACAGTCTTAATCAAGAAAGGATGATTACCTATTATACTTAAGTTGAAACTTATAGTGTCACCTACATTCATTGAAATTACTGGGTCAAGTGCATTGGCATGGTTAGTAGAACTATCAGATCCTGTAAACCTATAGTCGCTAGCTCCGTTGTTTGATACTGTTAATGTATAAGTATTACCAACAGGACTTAATGGTATGCCACCATTGTTTTGAACAAAATCTGCTACACAATTTCTCATAGAATTATTTACAGCATGTCCAAGACCAGTATACCTACCATGATATGCTATCAAGTCATCATAAATTCTGTTTGTTATGTACTGCTGTAGTAAAAGATTTGTATCTGGTGTGTAATGGAATTGGAATGTATTTTGTTTAGGATCAGGATGCATCTGCTGATACGCAGCAAGATTATACAAACTATCTTGTGCTGAATTAAATATTGCACCACCAGGTCCGTTGCCACCTTCATATGGAATGATATTATCATTCTGACCATTTATCTGTAGGTAATATCTACCTTTAGCGATTGGTGTTCTGTCAATTACACCATAAGGAGTGAATGCTGTATCATATCCTCTATTAACAACAGATGAATCTGTATTCTCATGATCAGATGGTTTGTACCAACTTGGAGATCTCCATTGTTGGTCATGTAACTGAGATACTAGTGCAACAACATATCTTAATTGTGAACCAGCATATTCTACACCCATTCTCAATGCCATTGCTGCACCATTAGATATACCAATCATTGAAATTTCAGCAGTACCATTTACCTTACGAACATTTCTATACTTCTCTAACTGTACCATAAGATCAGATAAGAATTGAAAGTCTGGTGCATCACTTTCATCTACAATATTCCATAGATTATTAAATCCAGTTGGTGCTATGAGGATATGATTTGGAAAATAATTATTCCACTGAGAGATCTCTGCTGCACCATTACCGCCAGCACCATGTAATAAAATAGCAACTGGGAATGATCCAGTAGTAGGAGATGTTGGTACACGAATGTCTATGGTGTAACTATAAGTTGATGCTTGACTCCATGTGTATGTAATAAGACCACCATCAAATCCTTGTCTCATTATAACACTACCATTGTTTAGTAGATCTCCACCCTCTTTGTTGAATAGTTTTGGTCTAGGGAATGTCTGTCCTGTTTCCTTTCTTATTCCAGCAAGAGATTTAATCATACCAGTCTCTGCTCTTGGATTTTTTGCAATCAAATATTTGTTAGGACCTCCATATCCAACTGTTGGATCAGTATAATCACCACCAAAAGCATCAACTGTCATGTCATTGTATTTTGATGTGTCATTCAAATATCTTCTAGCATCATCTTGTGTAAATCTTTCTTTTCTACTAGCAGCACATGCAAGAACTCCTGCTACCTGTGGTGCTGCCATACTGGTTCCACTAATGTTGCCATAAAAATTAGCAGTTCCTTGAGTATATTTTGTATCAGTACTACCAGTGTTACCAAAAGAAGAATAGATGTTGTGACCAGGTGCAAATATATCAAGACCAGGACCGAAGTTTGAAAAAGAAGATTTTCTAAAATCATCGTCACGACTGAGTGAACCAGTAACAACACTTCCACTATCATCAGTGTTTGGCCATGAACCTCTCATATAATATCTTGTGGTACTTGTTGTACTAATAATATTGTCCCAATCTTGATCATTTAATTTAGCAACATGCATATCACGATTGCCAGCTGACCCAACAACAACTACCCCTTCTTCAATAGCATCTTCTACATCAGCAGCAACAGCAGTAGAGTGTGAATTGTACTCATCAATATATTTTACATTAAAATCTTGTGCTACTCCTGCTGAAGTCCAACCACTAGGACCAGGATTATTAGCATCGTATTGTACTCCACGATAAACAATATAATTTATATCAGAAAAAGTAAGAGCATCACCACCAAGTGGTGTAAAGTAACCACCGTAACTGTGATTAGTAACTGTAGGATTTCTATATCCAGTTATTGGATTGATAGGTTTGTTTAAATGAAATGCTCTTAAGTAATCAAAAATAAGTAAAGCACTTAACTGTTGTCCTGATGGCCATGGATCTGTAACTGCTAGATTATAAATGTTTGCTTCATTTGCCCAACCATAAAACTGTCCTGCTACAGTACCACACACATGGTTACCGTGATACTGTGCAGTAGCAGCATTAGTTCCATATGTTATAGTACCAGTTGGCATACCACCAGCATTTACTATTGAATTTAATTCATTAAACCATTGATATTGTACAAATCTTGATACACCTTTTGAAGGACTATACCATTCTTCACTATCATATGATACTGGATCGTCACATATAACAACATCAACATGCTCACCATTATCAAATATATCTACACTGGTATTGATAACATCATTAACACCAAAACTTCCCTTACCTCTCTGACCATCATTACCAGCACAATGTACCTGTCCCCATTGTCTGATGAGAGGACTTCCTAAAGAATTCTTGCCAAAATCTCCTGATATAGTATAGGGTTCTCTGTTAGCTTCACGTTTCCATTTAATATCTTCTACACCTTCTACGTCCCAAACCCTACTGTCTTTTCTTAATTCTATTGCCTGTTCCTCAGTCATCCAGTAGTGTGTGTTCCTACTGATTTCACGTTTTGCATCTAAAACAAATCCGTTGTTCTCCATATCAGTGTAGAATCCTTCTAGATCTTCCTTCTTATGAAGAGTAACGATGTAAATTTTTTCAGACATCTTTAAGTCTCCAGAGAAACATAGGTCAGTATGACTTGAACATTAGCAGTACCACCACTCTTATTAACTATCTTTAAATATGTTGTGTTTGCACCAGCAGAATTAAAGCATACAGATGCTGGAGTAATTAATTGTGTAGTAGAACCACTAGTGATAACTTCAGCAAGAACACCAGAACCAGCTACAGGATCTGTTGTTTCATTTCTAGTTGAGTCAGCAGTTCTACTTGCAGCATCACTGTATAATGTGACCCATGCTGCATGTGATGTTTCAATACTCAATAGAGCATATGTTTTTGGCGTAGTCATAGAAATGTTTGCTATGCCATTTGCTGCAATACTGTTTGTTGCTGCCACAGTTGTTCTTGCTGCACCAGAAGTTACGTTAGTTAGTCCAGTTCCATCACCGACAAATGCAGTAGCATCAACAGTTCCAGTTACGGTGACTCCAGTGCTAGTTGTTTCTAGTCTTTTACCTCCTGTCCCTCCACCTGGCAATACAGAGTTAGTGCTTCCCCAATTAAGTTCAACACTTAGAGCAGCACCATTGGTAAGACCATTTTCTAAAACTTTAATAGCATCATAACTATCTACTTGGAGAATGGTGTTTTGAGAAGTTTGTAGTATAATATCTTTATTAGAAGTATAAGTTGCTAAGAATAAATCTGCATTATGTACAATAAATTCTGCTTGGGTTGTAGTTTGTTGTATTGAAAGATTATTAAAACTAATACCATTCCCCAACCATATTTTAGAAGATGATGAACCAGCAGTTTGACATTTAAACCAAAGTAAATCATCAGAATCATCATATGTAATCTTTGGAGCGTTTGCTATATATTCTCCAAAATTTATGTCTGTTCCTGTAACAGTATTACCTCTATTAATTACAGATTGTAATGTATCTGATTCTGCTGTTAGATAAGGTGATAGGTCAGGAGGAGTATATGAAAATACGCCAGAGTTATTGTTGTAAGATAATGCTGGAGTAGCACTAGCAGCATTTGTTGATACACTGAATAAAGTTCTGTCAGTAGCACTTGCACCAGCACCAGCTGCAACCCAACTTTCACCGTTCCAAGAATAACTAATCCCTGCTACAGTATAAGTATAAGATCCATTTGTTGGTTGTCCCGCTGTACTGGGAAAATTTATTGCCATTTTAGTAGTGCTCCTTGTTTATTATTTATTACCAAGTTGTTAATGCTGCTCTCTTCCAAGTATTGGTAGCAATACAAACATACACATACCCAGAATCAAATCTAATATCTCCCTCACTTCCAGCAGAACTTGCAGTAGCAGGAGCATTTGAAGATAATGCTGGTGCTAGTGGTGGTGATGCATCTACCCATTGAGTTGTGTCAACATCTTGATAATATATTTTTAGTCTTCCTTTATCTGACTCCCACCATAAGTCACCAACACTTGCTCCGCCAGGTGCAGTATCTGAGATGGTTACATTAGCACCACCGCCACCTCCACCAGTAGCATCTGCTTGAGCAGTCCAAGAACTACCGTTCCATTTCAATACATCATTGACTGATACACCAGCAGTGTTGACATCTGATAATGCGTTGACAGAAATACCATTAAGATCAGATGCTGTTACAGTATAAGATGTTAGATATCCTGCAGAGGCATGATTACCCCAACCGTATGCAGTGTTCCAGTTGTTAGAGTTATCAGTAACTATGCTATATGTACCAGAAGAAGCACCACGCTTCATCAATCCACTAGATGTAAAGTCACCATCTACAACTACGTCAGCATGACTAGTCTCTGTTGTTAAATATCCTGCTGATGCATGGTTACCCCAACCGTATGCTGTATCCCAGTTAGAAATATTAGAAGATAAAATTCCTGCTGCTGGAGATGCACTGTATACTGGATCAGTTTCAGTAAAAGATGTTAAGAAGTTAGAGACATCTGGAGGAGTATATGTAAAGACACCACTTACATTGTTATATGTTAATGCAGCAGTTCCAGCAGTTGCAGTTGTAACAGAGATGTCTGTTAGTGCGATACCAGTACCACCACTACCAGCATTGTCAGGACCTGCAACCCAGTTGTTTCCATCCCATTTCAGAACTTGTCCTGTTGTTGGAGGTGTTGATAGATCTACGTCAGCAAGGAGACCAAGTGGACTATTCTTATCTAATAATTTAATCCAAGATTGATTATCAATAGCAAAACTATTACCTTGACCTGTATGAAAATGACACCAATAATATAATGTGTTTGGTGAGTTGGGAGTAGGTACCCATTCAACTATACGAGTAGTAGCAGCTGTAAATCCACTGACATATTCTGCCATGGTTTTAGTAACACCATCTAATTTATAGGTGACGCCTAACGTGTAATGAGATCCACCAGCTAACTCTCCATCTAATGTTGTACTGAACATTAATGGATGATGTACACCACCATAAGTAGCATTAGTTGAGTTTGATTGATCAAAGGTATACTTAGAACCTCTTGATACGGCATATGATCCTGGTTTTTCTACACCATCAAAATAAAATACACCAGTTGATTGACCAGCAACAGTATCTACTCCCACTGTAACTGTTATAGTGCTACCCATATCATCTGCAAAATATGCTTGACCATAATCTAAACCATCAATAAGACTTACAAACATACCTGGATATGCATTTGCACTAGGAAGAGTTGTATGTCCTCCACTAAAGAAATTATTGTAGTAGAGTCTTCCTTGAGTAATTAAATTATTAGATACTAAATTAACAATTCCATTTGAAACTAAACCATCAACAGTTAACTGTCCATAAACTGAAGCTCCTGCAGAAGTTGTTTCAAGTTTCTTAGTTGCTGTACCACTAGCAGAATGATACAATTCAACTGTACCAGTACCACCATTGTCAGAATTACAAACAATTGCATTTCTTGCAAACTGAGTTCTTATTTTTATAGCAGTGCTTGTTCCACCATCAATAAAGAAACTATCTCCGCTTGTCAAAATGTAAGAAGAATTATTGTTCCAAGATCTCATAGTGAACTGACCACCTTCACCAGCACCTATTGTGATTCCTGATCTATTAAAGAATTTTAAAGTATCTAAATCAGAGTTAGTTCCATTTCCTTTATAGAATTGCATACTAAGTGCAGCACCAGCATTAGGATTGCCTTCAAAATCTACACTATCAGAGAAAATTGTAGATGCAGAAAATGTTTTTGCTCCAGAAATAGTTTGTGTCCCAGAAGTTGTAACATATCCTGCCTGTGCGTGATCACCCCATCCAAATGCAGTGTCGTAGTTAGAAAGATCTGGTGGAGTATATGTGAACTGTCCGTTACCACCATCAAAAGTTAGAGAAGGTGTTCCTGCAGGGTTTACTACAAGACTTGTTAGAGGAGGTACTGTTGGTTTGTTTAATATTACTGCTACACCACTTGTCGCATTCCAATCTGAATTTACTTGTGCTGCGGGGATGGTTGGTCTGTTAGATAGACTAGTATAATCTCCATCAAATGGTGTGATCCAATTGATACTAGTCCCTGTAGAACTTAGGACTTGTCCACTTGTACCAGAAACTCCTGCTGCCTGTATAGGTTTACCCGCAGGAATATTCAGACCTTCTTTCAGATCTATCGGTGCATTGTCACCGTAATTTGCAATTTCATTGGCAAGAATTTTTGACATACTTCTAGTCCTACAGACACTTTCTCTAAGCTAGAAGTATTTATGCTAAAAAAAAGAGAGGGTTAAACCCTCTCTGTAAATTATTCTTCTTCTGGATTCATTCGTGATTCAAACTCTGGATCAGGTGTGAATGATATAATGTCCTCGTTAAACATTGTAGGAAACTGGATTACATTATCTAATGAATCTAGATCCGAACCATTTCTACCAGAAAAATCTATACCATCTAAATCTGAATCAGTTAATTCAAATGATAAATTATTATCTTTGTTGTAATAATAATCTTCTGTATTGTCAGTGAATCTAATAACATTTTTTGCTTTCTTGTTTAGATCCATAACGCTTTGTAGATTCTCATACAAATCTGTGAGCAAATGATCTTCGCCCTCTGCTAGAGCGTTTATTAATGCTCTCCGTAGTGCTGATTCAGCACGTTCTAAATGAGTAGAAACGCTCATAATTACCTCGTAGATTTATGTATTTATGTATGGAGATGTTACAGTATCGCCATGATTATTTGCATAAGCAGCAACCTCTGGGTCAGGGTCTAACCACTTGGTGTACTCAAAGTCCTCTAGACATGCGTCTAGTTGGAGACCACTGTCAAGATAATACATGTCATTGTACTGTCTTGTAATCTCATTAAATTTTTGTATTCTGTAGTCAGGTTTACCATTTTTTTCTAACAAACCTTTCTGCACATACCTGTAAGGAAATCTCTCGTGGATGATTTTTGGTTTCATAATAAAGGGTGGTATACATTATAAGTATAACACCCTACCATATCACTGTCAACTCTCTTTCTTTTCTTTTTCTTCTTGTTTCTTTAATGCTCTTGTACTCCAGAATGCAACTGCTATGATACTTAAGTATGCAATTGTGTCATCTAACATAACAAGGAAGAATATAGTGCTGCCACCTATCCGTAACCATTCTGGAAATGGTTTTACAAGTCTAGCACCCCATCTACGAAACTGTCCTTCAAACTTAAAGTATAATATGATGAGTGCTGTAACTACAAACTCACTATATGGTATGACAAAGTAACATGATAAGAAAATGAACAGAGGCCAATAGTGTCTCTCGTCAATTCTTTTAATTAATTTAAGATATTTTTTAATCATGATGCATCATCATGATTCCATAAATTTATTAGTTCATCATCCCATTTCTCAGGAATAGCAAGAACTGCTCGTCCGTCAGGATGTCTGACTAAAATTATCTCACCGTTCTCTACACGATCAAGATAGTCTTCTTTGTTGGCATCAAAATCTGCCTTTGTAATTTCTAATGCTTCGCTCATAATATCTCACAGCATAAATTATTTTCTTGCATATACTTCAATGATTCCTGACACCCTCCTAATGGTATGTCATCCATGACTACTTGTGGAAATGTAGAACCATCTCCAAATAATTCATAAAACTCATCATATGAAAAGTCTGTATTCAATTCAAGAATAAGATTAGGTAATCCTTCCATCTCCAAAACTTGTTTGAATTTTTCACAGAAAGGACACCCTAGTTTAGAGTATACTGTAAACATTATACCATGCGTTTGAAATCTTTGTCAAATATATCTAGTCCTTCACGAGTAAGAACATGATCATACATTTTATCAAAGACCTTTATAGGAAGTGTGCAAACCTTTGCACCGTAAAGGAAGCAACGAGATACATGATGTACATCTCTCAAACTAGCAGCGAGGACTTTTGTTTCAATTGCTTGTGTACAATATAAATCAGCAATACCACGCACTAACTCTACACCACTAAATGAATTGTCATTAAGACGACCAACAAATGGTGAGATGTATGTTGCTCCTGCCATTCCTGCAAGTGCTGCTTGTGCTACTGAGAAACAAAGAGTTACGTTAGTCTTTACACCAACCTCACTGAAATACTTACATGCTTTGATGCCTTCCTTTGTCATAGGTAACTTGATAGTTACTGCTTCACTGATGTCACGATACTGTGCAGCATCATCAATCATCTCTGCTGCTGTGTCACCTTTGACTTCTGCAGATATACTTTCCATCTCAGGAAATGACTCTGCAATTTCTTGTATTAATTCTAGGTAATTGATTCCTTGATTTGCAACAAGAGTCGGGTTAGTTGTTACACCCGCAATTATTCCACTGTCGTATCGTTCTTCTATTGCTTCAATATCAGCAGTGTCTAGAAATATTTGCATTTACATTATGTTGTTGATTTTATTATAAGTTGATTTGAATCTGTTGTCAAGTTATCTCTCTTCAAAATAGAGTTTCCTGACACGACGTTGCCTTCTTGCTTCTTGATACTCAAGATCTTTCTTAGAGAACAAACTTTTATTTTTTCTTTTTGCATCTGAATTTAGTACCATTACTAATGATAGATCATTTGCAGATACTGTCTCTCCATGTAATGATGTCATGTTAGAACAACCACAACATGTTAATTTTGTATTATGTGATGATAATTCTACACCACAATTTAAACACTTAACGCTAATCATCTTTTTCAAAGTAATCTTTTCTGTAATATCTTCCTAAAATATTGTTGTTGTAATACGCAGGGGATCCATCATCCAATTTTTCTGCCAAGACATTGTGTAAAAATAATTGCTTAGTCTCTTCGTAGTTTACTTTTCCAAGAGTTCTGTGGAGGGAGAGGATTTCTCTTTTGAAAGTATTCTTGCCATCTCTTCTAATGTCTTGTTTAAGTTCGTCAGAACTTCCGTAATACTGCTTCCAGTTTGACTCGCTTGTAACTCTACGCTTTCCTCCTTTTGGTTTTCGCTTCTGCACGAAGTACTTTCTTCCAATGTAGGACTTGCTGTTGGTGGTATTGGTGATGCGATAGACGAACCCATAGTTGTCACCGATGTCATCAGAATTAAAGATGCCACCTTTGTAAATCCAAGGGTTGGTATACTCTGCCACTTTTTCATAATGTTCTCCTAGTATTTATGGTTCGTCAAACAAGACCTCTGTCATGTATCTCTCTGCCCAATCTTTACCAAAATAATTTACTAATATATTTTTAGTCTTATCATTTTTCATTTGGTGCTGACAGTAATCTATCTGCCCAAAATATCTGTGCTCTGATCTAGAACTATCTCTACTTGCACCCCATACAGCACCAACAAATATGTCAAGGTATTGATCTACAATATCACAGAAATCTTTCTTCTCTTTATCTGTGGTCAATCTTGCAAACTTACAGTATGGTGAGAACACTTCACCCCATTCTGGTAGAACTCTCTCGTGTGGGAAATAAAAACTCTCACTAATATATTCTATGTCTTCAAAAATTTCATGATCAAGACCATCTACAGGAGAGATGTCTGTGATAGCAGCACTCACGGTGTCTTTCATAGCAACAATATCAACACCAAAGATAGGTAGATCAAACTCTGGATCAGGATACCATATACAATGTACAATATTAAGATTACCTAGTTTGGCAACCTCTGTATGAACTTTCCTAAGTCCAGTGCAATAATACATTTCATTTTTGATGTCAAGTTTACCATCATCTGTGTCATGTAATACTTTTTCAAACTCAGAATCAACCTCAAGTGGTTCTACATTTGGCAAACCCTCCTGATGTTTCTTAATTATTTTTATTAGATTTTCAATTACTTCCATCTAGCAAAAAACTCTTTTAGTGTTGTTTGATGTCCAGACTCACGAGTTGGAGGTTTTTTTATCCCCATCATCTTCTCGTAATCCTGATGCATCGCTCCCAGATACCATGCCTGACTCAGACTCTTCGGTCCTTCCTCCAACAATCGGGTTTGAAATTTGGATAGACCAGCCTTCCTCGCCAAATACTCCTGTCTCCACTGTGTGCGGGGTGATTTGTTTGTCATCTGCGTCCCATTGTTCATGTAATTTCTTAGTTTCTAAGTCAACTCCTGCCATAGTCTGTAAGACTTTACCATCCCAATACATTTTTTCTATGTATGAGAAAAGATATTTTAGAATGATATTAAGAGGTGGTTTCTGTTTACTGATCCACCTCTTTATTTTCTGTAGGGTTGTCTCTTTCTTCTTGTCAAAGACAATTTCAAATTTATAATTGAAACCCTGCGAAGGTGTCTTTTTTGACATCTTGTTTTATGCTCCCAATAAGATAAGATTCTACCTCAGTCTCTTGTGGTGCAACTTGCATGCCTTTAGAAGATAACCAATGCTGTGTCCATGGTAATGGATTGTTTGACATAGGTATATCATATATTGGTTTTAATCCTATTGACTTTAACCTACGATTAGCAGTCCACTCAACATAGTTCTGTAGTAACTTTTCATTGAGACCAATGATAGATCCATCTTTGAACAAATATTCTGCCCAAGACTTCTCTTCTTCTACAGACTCCTTAAACATATTATAAACATTCTGCTCTTCTTCTTGTGCAATTGTCACCATCTCAGGATCATCACCTTGCTTCCACTTGTTTAAAATATTCTGAGATACAGTCATGTGTTGTGACTCATCTCTAGCAATAAGTCCTATGATTTTTGCTGATCCTTCTAATAATTTTAACTCTCCAAAAGCAAATGAACATGCAAATGAGACATAGAATCTAATGCCCTCTAAAATGTATACATTTGCTACTGCTCTATATAGTTTTCTCTTTAAACTATTCTTTTCATACTGTGTAGTAGGACTACCCTGCCAATCAGGTTTCCACCAGTTGCTAGTGTCATATCTATGTGCATCATTTATGAAGTCATCATATGCACGAGTAACTGATTGTGCACGAGCAAGTATTTTATCATCCTCTAGTATAGTATCAAAAACTTCTGATGGATCTGCATATACATTCTTGATGATATGTGTATAAGATCTACTATGAATCATTTCCATAGTCTGCCAGATGTTCATGCACCCTTCCAACTCAGGTAGTGAACAGTAAGGCATGAATGCCATGCCAGGTCCTCTACCTTGTACAGAATCTAATAGTATTTGATACTTAAGATTACTAGTGAAGATATGTTTTTGTGCTTTATTTAAAACAAGATAGTCTGCTCTATCTTTCTGTAGAGAAACCTCCTCTGGTCTCCAAAAGAAACCAAGTTGATTCTTGGTCAACTTGTCAAAGATAGGATATTTAAACTTATCATATCTTTGTACTCCTAATGGAGGACCGAAGAACATCTGTCCTTTGGTAGTATCTACCTTGTCAGTATTGAATACTGTCATGCCCTCTACTGTAGTAGTCATTGGTTCCCCTGTTGTTCTAAATTTTGCAACTGTCACAGTCTTCTTCCTCGGTTGTTAGTATGTCTTGTAATAGATCTTCTATGTTTGCTTTCTTCTCGTCTGTCAGTACTGGTTCATCTCCTTTCTGATCGTATGTGTTCTGATAGTAAGATGTTTTCCAACCATACTTATATGTCTTAAGTAGGTCACCCGCCATAACTGATACAGGTACTTCATTGTTGTCATAATTTTCTGGATTGTAACTCCAGTTACCAGAAATTGCTTGGTCAAAGAATTTCTGCATTGCACTCACGATCTTTATATATCCATCATTATCTTTCATGTCCCATAACAATGTATAATTGTTCTTCAAAGTCCCAAACTGTGGAACAATCTGCTTAAGAGGTCCTTTCTTTGACTTCTTAGTGGACAAGTATGCTCTGGGTGGTTCAATTCCGTTTGTTGCATTAGACACAACGGAACTGCTCTCCGATGGCATTTGTGCTGACAATGTTGAGTGTCTAAGACCGAACTCTTGGATGTCATTGCGTAGAGAATCCCAATCATAACTCAACTCTGTGCCACAGAACTCATCAATATCTCTCTTGTAAGTATCAATTGGGAGGATACCCTCTGAATACTTGGTGCGAGAGAAGTATTCACATGCTCCTTTCTCTTTTGCGATGGTATTGCTTGATTTGAGCAGATTGTACTGGAAAGATTCAGACAAGTCGTGAACTGCTTTCCATGCTTTTGGATCGTCATACTTGAGTCCTTGTTTTGCTAAGTAGTGTGCGAGTCCGATATAACCAATACCAAGAGAACGACGAGCAAGTGTGCTCTTTTCTGCTGCAGAAACAGGATAGTTCTGATAATCAATAAGTTCCTCTAGACCACGGACGGTTAGGTCACAGAGATTTTCAAGTTCATCTAACTTATTGATCTTACCTACATTGATAGCAGACAGTATACACAATGCTATCTCACCTTCACCATCAATATGTTGTAATGGTGTAGTAGGTAATGTAATTTCCTGACAAAGATTACTCATGTTTACTTTGTCTTGGAAAGAACTATGACTATTACAATGGTCAATGTTCATTATGTATAATCTTCCTGTCTCTGCTCTCTCTTTTAATATGTTTAAAATAAGGTCATGAGCGTTGACAGTCTTTCTCGGAATGCTCTTGTCATTCTCATAAGTGAGATAGAGATCATCAAAATACTCAGTCCCAAAAACATCATAGAGACTAGGTACATCGTGTGGTGAGAAAAGACTGATGTCTTCATTTGCGATGAATCTCTCGTAGAATAGTTTGGAGATCTGAATACTGTAGTCAAGTTTCCTAACACGATTGTCCTCCGTTCCTTTATTATTTTTTAGTACAATAATATCTTCTATTTCTGGGTGCCAGATCGGGAAGTGGACAGTCGCTGATCCACCTCTAATGCCATTTTGAGTGCAGCATCTGACAGTTGCTTCAAACTTTTTGAGGAACGGTACAACACCTGTGTGTTGAACTTCTCCACCCCTGATTTTACTGTTGATCCCACGGATCCTACCTGCGTTGATGCCGATACCAGCACGCTGTGCGACATAACGACCAATGGCCATATCAGAAGTAAAAATACTATCCAAGGTGTCGTCAGCGTCAACCAGAACACAAGACGCAAACTGCCGAAGAGGGGTGCGAACTCCAGCCATGATGGGAGTTGGTATGTTGATCTTGTGTTTGGAAATGGCATCGTAGTATCTCTTTATGTAATCTAATCTGTTTTCTGTATAGTTTTGGAATAATGTGACAGCAATCATTATGTACATGTACTGTGGTGTCTCATAGACATCACCAGAACTTCTATCTTGTACAAGATATTTGTCAACTACCTGTCTGAGTCCTGCATAGGTAAACAGCATGTCTCTATCATGATCTATCCATGAATTAATTTCATTCCATTCTTCTTCTGTATATTTACCAAGAATATCTCTATCATATACATCAAGATCAGCACATCTTGACGCATGATCATAAACACTGGTGAATCCATTGACCCATTCAGATCCAAACACCTGTTTATAAACAGAATACAACAACAATCTTGCTGCTACAAACTGATAATTTGGTGTTTCCAAACTAATAAGATCACTCGCTGATCTGATTAGTATTTCTTGAATGTCATTAGTAGATATTCCGTCAAAGAATTGAAGACCTGAGTTCATCTCTACTTGAGAGGCACTCACACCGCCCCCTAACCCTTCACATGCTTCCTCTACTACCTTATGAATCTTATCTAGATCGAGAGGTGTTAGAGACCCGTCTCGCTTACGAACTTTGGTTCCGTGACCGTTTGTCATACTTTCTTCCAGTTATTAAATTTAAGTTTTGCTTCTAGTTTTTGATATACATTAGATTCTACCATCTTTTGCACATCATGTCCACCAAGTGACATGTCGTTTATGTCCTTTTGCTGAATATTGTTAGGCCAAATGACTACTTTATCTCCTCTGTCAATGACTTTGGAGATTTTGTTGACGATTTCTCTATTGCGTGGTTCGTTATCAAATACCCAAATATAATCGCTCCAACCAAACGTCCTAATATCAATATCGGAACCAGCCATGGCAACCGAGTTTTTAATGAACGTAGCATCAAAAGGTCCTTCTGTAATGTAAATTGATTTGTTTGTATCTATTCTATCCAGTCCAAAGATCTTGGGTTGTTCCTCGTCCAGCATGATCGTGATATATCTAAGTGTAGCGTGGCGTGCTAGTGATCTGCCTTGGTATCCAAAAAGGTTACCTTGTTTGTCTTTGAAAGGGATGATGATGCGGGGATGATCCTGCCTGAGGGTATCAAATGTCTGCTTCTGTTTGTTAGTCCACTCTTTAAATTTTGGACAATAATAGAAATAGTCAAGATCTTTGATGCCTCTTTGTTCTAGATATTTCCTAGCCTCGTGAAAAATATTTAGGTCTGAGATTTTTTCTAGACCAGTAGCAGATTTAACAAAATTAGGAGGTGAAAAATTAAGTTTTGGATTTGGTGTGTAAGACCCCTTTCCTGTACTAGAGGTAGAGTCTTTAAACTTTTCCATGACATATTGATCATGTAATAATATGTCTTGATCCTTTAAAAAATTAGACAAAGTTCTACCAACACCACAGTTGTGGCATTTGTATACGTAATCTGCTTTTATCTTAAAAAAATATCCCCTCGCTTTGTTCTTTCTCTTTTTACTGTCTCCGCAATAAGGGCATCTAAAGTTATAGAGTCCTGCTTTCTTGCGAGTAAAGAGAGATAGGCGAGGAGATATTAAGTTTATGTACTTATCGTCGATATACGACATTCATAATGATTAATCCAATGATCTCATTATAGGGGTGGATATTGTTTCTGTCAAGCTTTGGTTTACAACCATGCCTTTGAGCACTTTTTGACCTATAGGACTGACTATGAACGATATAACAGTCAACGCTCCTGCTATCGTCCACATCTTCTTCTCCATTACACGGAGTCTATCATCAACTAACCTTATATCCCTCTCACATCCTTTCTTAATAGACAATGTTTCTCTGTTAAGATCAGCAGAGAGTCTATCTAATTTTTCAAATAGAACTTCGTCTATTCTATCTTGTTTGTCTAACTTCTCATTATGCACAGCAAGAAGTTGACCCATCTTCATAGAGTTTTCTTGAAGTGTGTCAACTACTTTTTCTAGTCTTTCTAGTATTGCTGTGTTTATCTCAGACATTTCTACACGTTTCTGACAGCGAAATCGAGTGCAGATTGATATGTAGCAGCGTCTTTGTTAAGCATGTACTGGAACTGTTGCTTGTGTGTGTCGTCTAACTGCCCATAACATGCTGCAATTCTCTTTGCAGAGAAGTTATCTAAATTCTGTATGGATCCATCACTGAACTGGATCTTTGCGAATGAACCTTCACCTTGTGGATTAAGTTCTGATGTAGCAACGTCTAGTGCTACTTGTACTACATCTTGTTTTTCAAGAATTACATCTTTATTCACGTTAGTTTCCTCATTATTACGTTTTAGTTTTTTAGTTTGAGATGCTGCTTTCTTTTTGAAATCAGATAGTCTTGCTTTCATAAGAACATCCATCTCTTTGGTCTTTTTGACCATTTTTTCCTTAGCTTCGCCACGTTTTTTCTGTAACTCTTTCTGACGATTGAGTTTTTTCATCTGACCGATCTGTTTCTGTGCTCTCTCTGTCTCAGAAGACACTACTTCAGTGATAGGAGATTCAATTTCGGTATGTTCTTTTTTTGTTCCAGTCATTTTTCTGCGTTGTATTCGGGAGAAGAGATCTTTAGCACCTTTGGTACGACCATCCACTGTCTCATTATTTTTCTTATACTTACGATGTTGCCTAGGATTTACCATGACAAATGCGGGAGGTAACTGTAAACCAGAACCATCACCAGCAGAGTTAATCATCTCGTTCATATTAGATTCAGTTGTTTTAGACATTCCTCGTCAACATCCTCGTTAAGTTTAGGTGGCAATCTATTCAGAAATAACATAAATGCCTTGATAATAGACCAATATGTTGCTTCTACTCTATAAAATAGCAGCGGTGTTGCTGCATCATCAAAGACATTATACAATACTATCACATGATTAAGTATCAAGTGAGTCTTGAGCTCTCCCGTTGTCTCGTACCTTCTCAGTAGTCTTTTGATGTACTTAAATCTCTTCAAGTCTTCTTCAAAGTCTGAGTAAGTAACGGACAACGGGTTATTATAATGTTTAATAGCAAAGAATAACCAATTTTCATGGTTCAATTCAACAATATTCATATCATATTATGAAGTTGTTACAACAGCGTTGTCAGAGATTAGTTCTTTACCACCATTGGTTGAGTTAAGTTTAACTCTATATGTTCCAGCATCAGTAGCTGCGTAAGTAGCAACTGTGTATGCTGCTGAAGTTGCACCAGAAATATTGCTATAACGGTTACCAGACTTCTTCTGCCACTGGTATGTAAGAACAGAGTTATCGCCAGGTGGTGTAGCAGTTCCAACAACAGTGAGTTGTAACTGAGCACCTACAGCAACCGCAGTATTTTGTGGTTGTGTTCCGATAGCGATGACTACATTGACGTCTGCTGCTGTTGAGTCATCTGCCTGTGTCTCATCTGCGTTTGCTTCACCACCAGCAATGAAAACTAATTGCTCTGCCTTATGGCGAGTAGCTCCACTACTGTCTGTGTAGGTGAAATAAGACCACCAACCAGGTGCGTTTAAACCACGCTCCTTGTTTGCTTCTAATGCTGCTTCAGTTTCGTCAATATAAAGTGTTGTCTTTGATTGACTTGTTGCTGCAATGCCCACACCAGCTTTGGTTTTGTTTGCATTGCTGTCAGTGTTTCCGTAAAGGGACATTAACGTATGCTCCGATTGTTTCTAAGTTTTATTTATAAAAGGACTATTCCTTTGCTGCTATAGCAGCTTTGACAGTCTCAAGTAGCTTGTCATCCATGTCAGTTTTGGTCAGTTTAACTGCCTTACCTAAGATAACTAAGCAAATTTCTATTAATTTTTCTCCAAGTTCCTCATTGTCAGGAATCTTGTTTACTGCGTCTGAAATAACTTTCGTTGCAAGTGGTAGTAGAAAAGAAAACATGGTAATATTCCATAATGTGTGTGTATCTATTTATTACTTTTCCCATTCCCCCAAAATTTCACCCATAATCTTCATAAATTCCTTGAATGACATGAGTTTTCCTACTCTATGATACCTTCTTGCTTTTAGTACACCAGACTCGAATGATTCTTTAGTCAAAAACCCATCATCCCTCACCTTCATACCTTTGGGAATAGGTTTACACTTCTGACTATCGTTACAATAATACTCTCCTTTACCACAAGTTTCTTCTTTTGCTACCTTTTTCTCTGGTAGTCCTTTATGTTTAGTAGATGCAAACTTTTTTGCATCCTTCATCTTTATGCTGGAAGCAACTCTGGCAACCTCAGGTGAGGTAGCTTTTTTCTCACCCTCTTTTTGAGCTTTTCTAACCATCCCGAAGAATCTTTGTTGGGATTTTGAGACTGACTTTTCATTTAACACCTCCTCATTCGTGGCACGAGTAGTCATACCTTTACCATGACCATCTTTGATGATGGGCATGACTTCTACGTTGCCAACCTTCTTGTTTTTTAGTTTTTCCTTTCTCTTTTTAGAATCAGTTTTAAATTGATCGTAGGATTTCATTATTTTTTCTTAGACATGGCAATGATTTTGCCGACCTTCTTGCGTCTTGCAAGTAGGTACTTGTCTGATTTATCCTTATCACCATCGTTATCTATATCACCGTCTTCTTTTCCAACTGGATCTAACTTTTTCTCTGCTAGTTCTACTTCTTCCTTAGCAGTCTTTGCTGCTTTTTTAAATGCATCAGGTGCAGGATATCCTTTATCGCCTTTTTTAGCAGGAGATTCTCCTCTCTTTCTCTTTGCGTGAATGTTGTCATAAAGACCTCTCTTGCCTTCCTTTATCTCATCTTCATGTGGTATTGTATTACCATCTTTGTCTTTCTGATGATGAAACTCATCTTCCTTAACGCAATTAGGAACAGACTTTCCTCCCTTCATCTTAGTTCCCTTTGCCTTATATCCTTTCCAGCATGTAGAAGCACCAACATTAGCACGTGCTTGCTTCATACTACCTTCGTCTATATTATCCCAGTTCTCAATCTTAATCTTTTCAAGAACCATTAACTCTCCGTCAATTTCTACCTCTTCTCTTTCTAAAATGTTTGGGCATACCTCAGTTGCATGGTTACCACCACATTTTGCACAAATTTCTTTCTCTTCCTTAGTAGCAAGTTGTGCTTTAGGAGATTCTTTCTTAGGACCTTTCTTTTTAGTCAGAGTATTCTCTATTTCTGCACCGTGTGACTGTGGATCCATGCCATCAAATGGTGCTTCATGAATATCTGGTAGTGTAGTGTTCTGGAAGCAGTCGCCACCCATCCACTTTCCATATGATTCCATCAAACCTGATGAAAAATCATCATTGTTTTTGACGGTGTTAATTGTATCTTGCTTCTTCATTTACTTACAAGGAGGTTCTTCTCGTATTATTTATAGCTCTAACATTCTTAATCCATTCACGAAACATTTTTCCTTCTTCAGATATAACAATTGCATAGTTACCACCCACTCTGTGGATAGTTCCTTTGACTCCTGTTCTTGAAGACATGACACTATCACCCTCGCTTAGACCTTCGTCGTGTCTTTGCTGTTGTCTTAGTGCTTGTTCTCGTAATTTCTTAAAATTTATCATTTATAGTTTGCGGGTAAGTTCGCTGCTACTTCCATCATTAACATTCGACAATCATTCTCTTTTAAACTGGTAGGTATACCAGATCTGAATGTTTTAAAATCTCCAGCAAACGCTGCTCTTCTCATTTTAGTACCAGATACTGCAAATGTGTCACCATCTGCGTCTCTACTACCAGAAGATACGATGTCTAACTTTCTAAAAGAATACTCGTCTCCATTATATTTATGAATCCACTGCATAGCGTTAACTCTATCAGATCCCACAAGAAATATACATTCATCATATCCTGCCATCATAATATCTTGTAAAACTGCTACTGGATCTCTAGGTCCGCTGTATATTTTACCTTTATGCAGAGGAAACATCTTATTCATATAAAATAATTTTCTATCTGGCAACAAGGGATTGTTCCCTTTAGTGTCTACTGTCTGGGAAATGTAAATTCTATAGTCATCTGTGCCAGCAGCACGTTTTACATTATCAAAATTTTCTTTATGTCCTGTGGTTGGTGGTTGAAACCTACCAAATGTCATATAGCATCGTTTTGTTACTAACGCCATTTCTTTGCAACAGTAAAGTTATTGTATGAGAACTCAAGACGATTAACAAACTTGATCATGTCTCCATCTTTATGTAGAACATAACCCTCAGGACCTGTGACTTTATATCCTGTATCTGTTTGTACAAATGTTTTAAAAGTTTCTAGTTTATCTAGTTTATTAATGACAAATTGCTTGATTTCTTGTATCTCTTTGTACAAACCAAGCATTGATTTGAACTTTGTAGCGTTATTGATCAGATAATTTTCACTATCATATATTAATTTTTTCTTAGCAACCTGTGTTTTTGGTGTTTTTATCTTATCAGCAAGAGGTTTTACCTTACTATGATAAAAATTAGTCAAGTCTTCAAGTGCTTGTGTTGTATTTGATATAGTCTTTTGATTTTTAATTTGACTATTAAAAAATTGCTTAAGGTATGAGGATACATGCCATTTAGCATCCCCTGCAGTTCCAGAAAGAGTAGTCAATTCATCTAAAAAGTCTCCAGATGCAGCACACATTTTTTCTATATTAGAAACGTACTTATCAAACAACATTTCTTCTGAATGATTTAGACCAACTCTATCCATTGGAGTGTCATTATCAACAGATAACACTTCAATAGATCCTTTTACCTTTGCACCAGCAACCGCTTGCATGGTTTGAAAATCAGTACCTCTGTAATGTGTATGAAAAACTACACCTATCTTTGCTTTACTCGTTGCTACACCTATAGGATGATCTACAGGTATACCATACGTTATAGTGTTTGGTGTAAATGTATATAATTTCTCTCCATTGACTGTTTCTCTTTTTACATCAGTAGTAAACAGTAAATCTCCTTGAACTATACCTTGTATACCTAAAGTAGAAAAATACTTCAAAGAATATTTTAATTTTTCTGCAAGATCTCCTTCATAATATAAATCTACATCAACGTCATCATAACATGCCTTAGAATTTTTTGCGAAAACAGATTTAGTTCCAACAAAAAACATACCATTTAAAGGATCTGTACCACATACAACTGATGGTGCACCATCCCATTTAGTTTGCATGAAACCTGTGCTATTATCACAACCAAGCATCTTTCTCAATTCTTTGAGAAAATTAACAGACGCTATACAACCCTCAACACCATAGTTGAGCATCTCATCTTCCAAATGTTCGAGGTGTTTTAGTTGGGTTACGTTTGCCATTAACTATCGTCTGGTTTTTCTGTAGAATCTCCTCTATGTTTAGTCATTTCAGTCTCACCTTGCATTCTATATGCTGACTGTAACTTATCAGGATACACACGATCTGGATCTGCTTTACTTCCTTTATCAGTTGTATTTCTAATGTTAAAAACCATGTTGAATACAGGGGTTACCATATGTATATTAACACGTTTTGCCCCTCCTGTGTCACCACCGTAATTTATTTTTACATTGGTTGGAGTAGATGCTCTTTCTAAAAAATTTTGATCTATTTCTAGATGTTTAATCTTTGTTCCTTTCTGTAAATGCACATAGTGATACCCATATCCAAGAGATCCTTTTATAAGTTCCTTTAATAATTGTTCCTTATAACTTGGATTAGTATCTACTTGATGATATCTTCTATTACCATCTTGAAATTCATTAAAAGTAGCACATAAAAATTGTTCATTCAAACCAAAAGTTTTCATCAATGCTTTTCCATCCTTCTTTTCTATATTTCCTGCTTTGACTTCATCTACAGGAAAAACAGTAGTTTTTAATCCAAGATTAGATAGGTTGGTTGTGCCACTAGTCTTAAGTGAAAGATATATCTTACGTTTTACATTCTTACATTTGGTGTGCAAAGTTATATCAGTAACAGTAGCACCTATATCATATCCATTTGTCCTAGATGCATTACCTATTTCCCAATGATCATTTACTAATTTCATTGGTCTTTTTTTATTTTGTCTACCCTCAGAAACTACTTTAATTTCATCACATTTTTCTAAGTTATAATGTTTTACTATATCGTAAATAAAATCTTTATACTTATTGTTTGATAAATCATCTGGATTTTCAATCCAATCATTGAGAGCATCTTCCATGTTTCTCTCAAACAATGTTCCTTGGTTATTTTGACCTCTATTTCCTCTAGTACCATCACCAAAATCTGGTCTCAATGTTGTAATCTTTAATTCTTTTTTAATATCTTTTATCGTAAATTCGGTTTGAATCATTCTTGCGATCTTACAATCATTCTTTTTAGAAGAATCAAATGCTAATGGATTTGGTATGATATGTCCATACTTTTCATAAAGATGTCTATACAAACGAAATGCTTCTTTAGCAGATGTTTCACTCATAAAACTAACTGCCTTTCTAGCTTCTTCTTCTGTAGATGGTAGAATGTTGTATGCCATTTACCTATTTATTTTACCGATCTCCTGCTTTTCTATTCTCAGAAAAGTAAACATCAAACGATCCCTCTGGATATCTTTTTTCTAGTTTCTTGACGTTTGTAGCAATCACTTCATCAAATGATACTTCAAGTGCCATGCATGCCTGTGCTACGTACCACATGATATCACCAAGTTCAATGATCAGATGTTCTCTGTTGTCTTCGTTCCATGGTTTACCTTGGAATACCATCTTTTTAATGATCTCAAGGAACTCTCCACCTTCAGCATTAATCCCAACACCAGCAGTGGTAAGACGTTCAATATTGGCACCTTCTCTGTCAAGTT